CGCGTAATGGTATTTACCATTACACTGGCTGGACCGTGTTAAATACATCACAGTCCCGCGTGTGATCTCCGTGCGCAGGGTTGCAAATGTTGGATTGATGCTGGGTTTGTTTTCGACGGCATATTTTATCCGGCAGGTAGTGAGCACAAAGATGAGTTTGGGCGTCCTCAATGATACCGAAGTAATACCAAGTGAGTGTTGTTTTGACAACCGTTTAGATTACTTTGACGATATGGGGATACCTAAACCTGCGGATTTGAAACAGTTAGCCCGCTCTGATTTTCAGAAGGTGTTGGACATGTTGGAGAAGAAGGTTGATTTGAGGAGCTATCTTTGCAACAAAGCCTTTTCGTTCACTGTACGTAGGGGCGATGTTGAGGTGGAGTCTGGGGAGGTGTTGAAAGCGTGTCGTATAAACTCAAAGTGTCGTGGTTTAAAGAAACATGTGGTCTACCAGGCGGGTCCTATTATAGAGCACCCGTTGGTACCATTGCCCCACTGTGTCAATCCATGTGGTTGTTCACTGTTGGAGGCCGTGGGACGACAATGCGTGCAGTTTGGGGAAACTCAACCTGCTCATTGGCGTGAGGCTATGCGTGTCTGCCGGCGATACTTTGAAGGTGAGGTTTGGAACATGGGGGCAAATCCATTGTCATTGTGTTCCCAATTTGACCAACCCGATGAGTGGTATGATAACTTACGTACTAAAACAAAGAAGGCTCTAGCAAGGGCTTTCGTTGGTGAAGTTTATCGACGCTACAAAATCGGGAGTGTTTTTGCGGCCCTGTTTGCCAAAACCAAGGAGGTCATGTTTGACAAGACTTCCTTACCTAGACTTATCTCAAATGTACAAGATGCGCCTAAGATAACTATGGGTCCAATATCTTCCTCGTGGCAGAGACACATGAAGGAAAATTGTTCTGACTGGGTCATTGGTTGTAATACTCAGGATAAGTTGGTTAAGGTTGCTCGAGCTGTTCGTGACATTTCAGATGTTATGGATGGCAAAAGTATGCAGGTGGTGTCTGGGGATTTATCCAAATTTGATGGAAGTCAATGTTACATGGCGAGAAGGTTAATTGTTGAAATATTGACCACGCATTTGACTCCAGCTGAGAAAGTTGATTACAATTCGACTTTAGTTTCAACTGGAGGGTTTTCGCTTGGTCCGTATTATTGTGAGTTAATTTCGTTAGGTACTATGGCTTCAGGATCTATGGATACAACCCTTTCGAACACAATGCTTGTGTGCGCTGTTCTAGCTTTTTGGGCAGTCAAGACTAATCTTGTTCAGGGTTCACAGATTTTGGCTAGATGGTTCGTGTCGGGGGATGATTTTGTGGTGTTTGCTAAGGAGGGGACTGATCGGCTGATCGAATTCTTTGGTAAATTCGGGTTTAAGTTGAAGCTCAATCCTGGTAGTGTTGAAAGTTTTGTTTTCTGTTCTTCACGATATTTCAAGGTGAGTGCTAATGATTTTGTTTACCACTGTTGTAGGTTGCCTGGGAGGGTGATCAAGAAATTGTGTTGGCGGGCAGATTCGTTAGTACCATCTAGAAAGCGTGTGGCGCAG